AGAAGACTTGACTGCTTCAATACCCATAATCTTCAAGTCTGGTTTCTCGTACTCCACACCCTCAGAATTGTGCACATTCAGGATGTAGTGTTTCTTACCTGTCCAAATGCCAACATCAGCAAGAACCTCACGTTTCATTACCATCTTCTGTTCAAATGCATTGATATACTCTGCAAGTTCACCATAACACTTATCAATCACATCCTGAATTTTGCCATCACAAACCTTATCCATGAAGTTTATGATTTTCTTTGTATCTGTAAGTCCGACTTTCTCAACAAGACTATCCAGAGTAACATACAAAGAATCAGTATCAGATGCCAAAACATAATCTTTGTTTTTGGTTTCAAGTAATTCATTTAGATACTCATTTACTGCCCTCTCGGCCCATCTGATAGAAAGTTGACCTGCAACAGAAACTGCCTCTGCATTCCTCACATCAAAGTAACGAAACCATTGATTGCCGAGTGCACCATAAGCAGAGTTTAGGGCAATTTTCAGATTCAACTGAAGATTAAAGTATTGAGAAAGTTTGTTTGGATCAGCATTAGACCCTTTCTTCTTTTCCTCAATCATCAACTTCTTATATTTGACTCTATCATTATACATTCTCTCCATAAGTGCAGGAAGAAAACCCTGTTTCTTACGAGTATACATGGCACCATTTGGCGTCATTGTGAGATTCTTATCCACCAAAAACTTTGTATCTATTTCTTGATCCAGTAGAGTTTCAACCATCTTACTTCTTGGATACATGCCAGTCAAAGTCTCAGGAGAAATATTATACTGCATGATAAGATGTGGATACAGACTATTCAAGTCAAAACTACAAACCCACCTATGGCGTCCGATTTGAGGTTCCTTGACATACGCCCCTTCGTATGCTTCTGACTTCTCTTCATGTCTCTTTGGTGGTACAACTATATTCTGTTCAAGAAGATAATTGTAGATGATACAATCCCACATTTTCACAGGCGAGAAAACATCATTGAAGTTACACTTGGCCATATATGCCAGTGAGATGATCATTTCCATGAGTTTCATCTTCTCTTCAAGTTTACAGACAAGATACACATCATGGACATTGTAATCTACGAACTTCTGAAAATTTGTTCTATACAATTCATGGAGAGTTGATGCCTCTGAATAGTCTAATTTCTTTTCACCAAGTTCAGCATATGCAATGTGATTCAAGGCATAAGACTCTTGATTCACATAGGTAAACTTTTGATATGCATCCATGTAGTCAATACTTGATACACCAACTATATCATAGATCTGCTGTTTTCTGTTACCGACAAGGGTTACTTCATTCGTTTTATACCAACCCCAAGGCGACATTTTCTGTGCAGATTTTTCTCCAAGAATCCTAATGATACGATTCATGAGATATGGAATATCAAAGAAACGAGAGTTCCAACCAGTTACAATATCTGGATAATCTGCAGACCAATCTCTGATGAAGTATTCTAAAAGTTGTGTTTCATTCTCACATTTTACATACATCACACCATCAGCTGGTTCATAATCACCACAACCATAAACCTTGAAATCATCACCTATCTTGATTGAGATGGCAAGAACTTCTTCATTGGCTTCTCTGATGTTTGGGAATCCATACTCAGAACTTGTCTCAATATCAATAAATGCAATTTTGATTTTGGAAAGGTCATAGTCTACCATTCCATGATAGTTTTCTGCAATATAAGAATACTGAAAACCTTCAATACCAAAAACATCGCCAGGATAACTTCTCATGGCTTCTCTTGTCTCTTTCATGGACCCCCATTTTACAGGCGATACATTTTTATTGTCAAGAGTTTTCCAGTTTGAAGGCTTTTGTGAGGGAACAAATAAGGTAGGATCATAGCGGACTTTCCTACGGAAAGACATGCCATTAGAGTCTATACCTCTCAGGGCAATGTAATTACCGAAAGGTAAAACATTTGTGTAGAACATTCAATACCATTTTTGATAGGGGATTTTTAACTTGTCAAAGACATTATAACACCATTTGATCTGCTTGTCAACCCAAGTACGTTTGGATTGAAACAGACCAATGGTGAATAAAAACTGAAGATATATTTTTAGAGATAGTCCGATTAGTAAACTAGACCTTTTTCGTACTTGGTCTTTTTGTTTACTCTTAGAGCTGTTTTTATGTCTCTTCGGTTTGAACCATCTTTGTTGAAAGAGCAATGTACCCATCCGCTGTTTGGTTGTCCTTTAGTATAAAATTCCAAAATTAGCTGGTCAAAATCTAACTCTTTTGCAATCCACTCAGCAACTTCTCCGTTAGGAGTTCCCAGCTGTTCAAAATCTGCTGCCATTCCAAAACAATGTTGACTAGTTTTAGAACCACCCACTTTAGCATTTAACTCTGGACCTCTATAGCCAGAGTTGACTGTTATAACACCAAACTTATCTCTGACAGGTTGCAACACATGATGAGTCAATACTGTGAGGTTTACGATCTCTTCTGTAGTTGGCTCATTCTCAATACCTAATCTGTCAGCAGTTGAACTTTTTGTAAGTTCACTTAACCAAAAATTCTGCGATAATCTTAACTTCATACTGTTTCCACCTCAAACTTACCTGTCTCAGTATTAAGTTTTATCTTGAGGTTAAGTTCCATATCTGGAATATCTAAATTACTTTTCACACCAGATTCAAGCATCTCTGTAAGAGATTGTGCAGGTTGAGTTGGATCGGCCTTGACTATTGCATCCAAAGCACCTTTTGCATTTTCTGGTATAACATCATCAATCATTTTAGAAACATGATCTTTGGCCAAATCTTGAGCTTTATCAGCAACTAGACCAGTAATCACATTCATTAAAAGCATTGGTAACATCTTGTCTCCTAATTAACAATTTCCTCATTGCCAGGTTCAATCACCACACCATCGTCTGTGACTTCCTCTGTCCCAACTACTTTATTTAGGATTTCAGTTACCCACTCTGGACCTCTTTGTGTATCTGGAAAACCATCTTCTGATGCCCTCCAAAGAATCTCACCATCAATCTCAATCACAATATCATCATCTGGAATTGAATGTCTCTCAACATCTGATGGTTTACCTACAAGTTGTGGTTTATGATTTGCAATACCTGCAGTAATTTGAATACCATGAGGAAAACCATACTGTTCATTCATAAAGATGCGAACTTTTCTACCATCCTCAAATGCAGGTGCTCTCATACTCTCAGGGATTTCCATATTTTCCATCCCTTTACCAGATGAAGTGTCAAGAACTATCTTATCATCTTCTTTTTCAATTTCTTTTTCAGTATCTACTTTAAATGTTTCTTCTGCCATTTCTATCTCCATAAAGGGGAGCTTTCGCTCCCCGCGTCATGATTAAGAACCAATAGGAATCAGCCGTGGCTTCTTCTCTTCTGGTATCACTTTCTCAAGGTCAATATTTAACATACCATCCTTGAGGTCCGCACCCTTTACAATAATATCATCGGAAAGAGTGAAAGAACGAGAGAATGCTCGTTTGGCAATTCCCTTGTGAACGAATGAATCATTTTTAGATTCACCTTCTTTATCTTCAGTTGAACGAATAACCAATTTACCATCGGTTACTTCAACCTCTATGTCATCTTTTGAAAACCCTGCCAGGGCTACTTCTATGACATACTGAACTTCGTTCAGTTTCCGAATGTTATATGGTGGATACCCCGAATCGCGAGTAGAGTCCATATCGAAAAAACGATCAAAGAATGTATCGAACCCAACTGTGAGTCCCATCATTTTTTGAAAGTCTTGGGGTGTAAACGCGGAGTGTCGTGCTAGAACCATAATGCCTCCTTATAAAGCGAGGTTAATAATAAACTCATCCTGAAGCACACAGCGACGAGTCTGTTAAGTGAGGTTTCCACTATGGACAACCTCAATCGCGAAACCCTTCTCCCTTGAAGAAGTGTTCACAACGATGTCTAAAAATTATCCAAAATAATTCGATAAGAGAGTCGGCTCCATAATTACCAACCCCTTTAACTAATAATTTGTATTTTGTTTCCATAATATTTATCTTTCAAAAAAAGAAAGGGTGAGGTGGGTAGTAGGATTCGGCGTACCTACAACATCGGGGAACGAACTTCCGTTAGCTTTTTACCCTCTGCACCAGAACCTCCACTGGTATGTGGAATGTGACCCCCTTCTGTTACCAAAAGGGTAGCCTCGGCACCATCCGTGAACTGTCTCACTCAAACCGCTCTCGTGGTTTGTATTATGAGTATACCCAAGGTCCGTCAACCTCTTGTTCACCCTTTATTCTAGTATAACATATTTATACGATTTGTCAAGTATCTGGATTACTTCTTTGAGTAAATACCCCAAAGTACCCAAACAGCAACTAATCCTACAAGGCCTTCTGCACCGAGTTGTTTTACCAACCCAACTACTGAACCAACGATGTCAAGGCCCAAGAATGGAACAGCTGCTCCAAAGATAACTTGAAGCACTACTCCGAGTGCAATTACGGCTAAACCTAATTCCGTAACAGAACGAATCCAACCTAAAACTTTTTCTAGCATGTTTTTCTCCCTTATTTGCCTGTTGAACCGAAACCACCATATCTATCTGTCTTTTGACTTGGTGGTTCTTTGATTTCTTCAAATTCATGATAAATCTTTTCTACCAGTTCAGCCTGACAAATCCTATCTCCATGTTTAATATGTTTAGGAGATTGAGATATGCTGGTTAACATTACAAAAACTGGCTCAACATAATCAGAATCAATCACACCTTCACAATTTGTAAGGTAAATACCATCTTTCCATGCCAAACCAGACCGCGAGTGAAGTCTCACGGAGTAACCTTCTGGAATATCCAGAATTAATCCTGTTGGAACCATAACTCGTTCCATACAGAATATCTCTATTGAATCATTTTTTACACTTCTCTCAATAGTTCTATTTAGTGTATCTTGATTCACCTCATATTTTGTGCCACTGACCAGACATGCATGAACATCAAAACATGCTGATCCTTTTGTTGCAAAATATGGTTCTTTAACAGATTCGTGTAGTTTATAATACTTTAATGGTTCTTGACTAACCTTCCCCATCCTCACTCCTTTTGCTTCCAATATTATATTTTGCAGTTAAGTTCCATTCGTCTTTCTCTTTGAAAGATAGGATCTTCAACTGATTGAGAGGAACAGTTAATTCCTCTGTCACACTAGGCTCTGACAACTTTATCAGACCCCATTCAGCCAAAAGGTTTGCTACAGTATTTCTTCTTGCTTGATCGTTTTCAGAAAAATTTGTGGGTTTACCATCAAGTGCAAATAATTCTTTAAAATGTACGATAAAATACCTACCTTGTTTATGTAGAATGTGGCAGGATTGATACAGTGTTTTGTCTTTACGAGACGCCACACCGATTCTAGTCAGTGTTTCTCGTACCTTTAGAAAGTCATCGGGATTCTCAAGGGTACATTCAACCATAGTGTCAATTGATACATTCATTTCTCCACTCCACCTTGATTCAGTTTATCTTTGATATAGTCAAGTTGCTCCTTCGTAAGAATTGAAAGAGCGTCTTTGGCTTTTTGATTACCGAATCCATAATACTCTTTCACTATATCCATATCAGATAATTTCTCAGGTTTCAACCATTTACTATACCTTCTCTTTTTCCTAACACTATTTAGTAAATAGTCAAACTGAAGTCTGGAATCAAGGTGAAAATGAACATTTACCTCATTGACTTGGAAAATTGTGTCCATAAAGAAAGATAATCCACGATTTACAATGAAAGGTGCATACTTCTTCTCATCTTGAGAAGTCAGCATGATGTCTTCTTTTGTTTCGTTGATTGCCTTCAGATAATCAAACGGACTCATCTTCAACCCATTTTAAAACCGTGGCACTATTCTTCTCCAAAGGTGGATACCAAATTGCTTTGGTTTTTGTAGTGATATTTGTTTGATCAATCTTTTCTGCAAATTCTCTTAGGTCTTCTTCATTACGAAATCTGACTCTAATCAAAGCATACTGACCTTTTTCTGGTTGATCAAATTCTGGCATATCATCCCAACCAAAGGGAGTTTGTGCCTCTTCATCACCTGCAAGAACAAATAGATTTGTTTCTGTTCCTTTCTCTGGAACCTTATTTAATATATTACCCATATTGGACTTCCTTTT